TAGAAGTTAAACCTAAAAAAACGCGCAAAAAAAGGGGTGATAAGTAATGTCTGTATCTTTTAACCAAATTGGCACAAACCTAAGAGTACCTTTTGTTTATGTAGAGTTTGATAACTCTAATGCACAGCAAGGCCCTAGCGTACAGCCTTATATGACTCTTTTAATTGCTCAAAAAATCCTAGCTGGGACAGCAACAGCTTTAGATATTTTAGGCGTAACCTCAGAAGCTCAAGCAATTACTCTTTTTGGTAATGGCTCGCAAGCTCATTTGATGGTTAAAAAATATTTAGAAAACGACAGCGTTACAGAGCTAAAAGTAATGTCTGTAGACGACGATGGCTCGGCAGTTAAGGCAACTGGTAAAATTACAGTAGCTGCTGGTACAGCAGCAGCAGACGGCACTATTTCTCTCTATATAGCTGGGCAACGCGTTTCGGTAGCAGTAGCTACAGGAGATGACCAGGACGTAGTAGCGGCTTCTATCATTACTGCAATCGGGCAAATTGGTAGCCTCCCTTTAACCTCTTTGGTTAATGGAACTAATGCAAACGAAGTAGACTTAACTGCTAAAAACGGCGGCCTTGTAGATAACGACTTAGACGTTAGATATAACTATCTACAGTCTGAAAGCTTACCTGCTGGCATTACTTTAACGCTAACAGCTATGGCAGGCGGAACTACTAACCCAGATATGAGCACAGTAGTAGCGGCGCTTACCGAAGACCAATATAACATTATGATTCACCCTTATACCGACTCTGGTAGCCTTACAGTTTTAGAAACTGAAATGGCTGATAGGTTTGGCCCAATTCGCCAAAACGACGGTATGCTTTTTACAACTAAGCAAGACTCTTTAGGCAACTTACAAGCTTTGGGCAACGGTAGAAACTCACCTCATAGCTCAATTATGGCTATCGGCTCAGGCGCTCCTAACTCAAACTATGAGATAGCTGCAGCCTACGGCGGCCAGGTTGCTAAAGCAGCTACTGCAGACATGGGTAGACCATTTCAAACATTAGCAATGGCTGGCATTTTAAGCCCTGCTGATAGTGAGAAGTTTAACCTTACAGAGCGTAACCTACTTTTACACGACGGCATTGCAACAGGCAAAGCCTCTGCTGGCGACATTGTAAGAATTGAGCGAGCTATCACTACTTTTCAAAAGAACGCTGCAGGCGCTGACGATGTTAGCTACCTTGATGTAAACACTCTTTTGATTTTAAGCTTCTTACGCTACGACTTTAGAAATACAATGTTATCTAAATACCCAAGGCATAAGCTAGCTGCAGACGGTACTAACTTCGCGCCAGGGCAAAAGATTATTACTCCTAAGATTGGTAGAGCAGAAGCTGTCTCAATCTTTAACGGCTGGGTAGACTTAGGGCTTGTAGAAGACCTTGAGCAGTTTAAGCGCGACTTAATAGTTGAAAGAAATTCTCAGGATGTAAATAGAATGGACTTCCTTCTGCCGCCGAATTTAATCAACCAATTCAGGGTGGGCGCAGCTCAAATCCAATTTTTGCTTTAATAAATTACAGGAGGTTACGGCCTCCTAGCTTCTAAAAAAGGGTTAATAAAATGGCTAACAAAAGAGTAGGCGGCATCGTATTTTTTAAGATTGACGGCACGCAGTTTTCAGCAAAGGGTAGCTGGACTTATAATTTGGGTATCCCTAAAAAAGAGATGATTGCAGGCGCTGACTCAATCCATGGCTTCAAAGAAATGCCTCAAGTACCGTTTATCGAGGGTACTATTACAGATAACGACGAGTTAGACCTTGCTGCTTTGCTTAAAAGTAGAGATATTACAGCTACGCTAGAGCTTGCAAACGGTAAAACTATCGTTATCGAGCAAGGCGTATTTGCTGCAGAAGGCTCTGGCTCTACAGAAGAGGGCGAGATAGAGGTACGAATCGAAGGTATTAGAGGCTCAGAGGTATAAAATGGATGCAGTAATTTACAAATTAAAAACTCCTATTGAGGTTAATGGCGCTACAATCGAGCGCCTAGAATTTCAGCCTCCTAGGGGTAAGCACCTTAAAAATATTAATCTACAAAATATTTCTATGGCTGATATGATGAATGTAGGCGCTAAGATTAGCGGTCAATTGCCTAAAGTCTTTGACGAGATGTATGCAAACGACGTTATGGCTTGTAATGAGATAGTCGCCGATTTTTTAGCTCCTGGGCAGTAAACTTCCGTAGTCTACAGGCCCACGTTGCTGGAACTTTGCATTTCTCTATGGCAGAGTTATACGAATTAGACTCAATTGAGTTAAACCTTTGGGCTGATGAGGCTAGCCTTTTTCAAGAGAGGGCAAGCAATGGCTAAGACTACTACTTCCAATTTAAAACTAACGGCTACCGATAGAGTTTCTAAAAAACTCCAGAATATATCTAAGAAATTTACCAAATTAAACAAAGACGTAAAAAAGACTTCTAAGAGTTTCGCAGCTTTTAAGAAGACTACGCTTATCGCAGGCCGCTCTATTAGAAAATTCGGCAAGCAAACTAGAGCTATTGGCTCAGGCATGACTAGAAACATGACTCTACCAATTCTAGGCGTAGGCGTAGGTATCTTAACGATGGCTGCACGCTTTGAGAAGTCGATGAATAAGGTACAAGCTAAATCAGGCGCTACCGAAGACCAGTTTAAAGCCCTACGCGACCAGGCTAAACTACTCGGCTCGACTACTCAGTTTTCAGCCTCACAAGCAGCAGATGGTATGTCGTTTTTAGCGCAAGCAGGTTGGAAGGCAAGCCAGATACTTAAAGGTATGCCTGCACTTTTAAACCTTGCGGCAAGTAGCGAGACAGAATTAGCAAGGGCAGCGGATATAGCCTCTAATATTATGGGCGCTTTTAATATCAAGGCAGAAGAAACAGGCAGAGTAGCAGACGTTTTAGCAGCGGCTACAGCAGGCGCTAACGTAGATATGGAGCAACTAGCTCTAGCTATGGAAGAGTCTGGGCCAATTGCCAAAGACTACGGCGTAAGTTTAGAGGGCGCTGCAGCGGCGGCTGGTATTTTAGGTAACGCAGGTATCCAAGGCTCTAAAGCTGGTACTGCAATGAAGCGAGCGTTTTTAGCACTAGCAGCGCCAGGCGGCGAGGCCGCTAAAATGCTTAATATCATGGGCGTAAAAACAGCAGACTCTAAAGGCAATATGCTAGAGTTTTCTGATGTGATGAAAAACCTAGGCGGCAAGCTAGCAAGTTTTCCGCAGCAGGCAAGGCTTAAAGTATTAGAAGGCGTATTTGGTAAGATTGGTATCGCAGGCGCTTCAATGCTTGCGAAGTCTGCTAAAAGCGGCGAGCTAGAAGCCTTTGGCAAGAGACTACAAAATGTAAACGGCGTAGCTAAACAGATGGCCGAAACAATGAATAAAGGCGCTAGCGGCGGCATGGTTAAGCTAATGTCTGCTGCCGAGGGCCTTGCAATTGCGATAGGCGATAGCGGCCTTTTAGGTTGGTTTACTAAAGCAGTCTCTAAACTAACTGAGTGGGTAGCTAAACTTTCAGATACAGACAAAGCTACCCTTAAGTGGATAACAATTATAGCAGGCGCTCTAGCAGTTTTAGGGCCTATCATTACAGGCGTAGGCGCTTTAATTACAGCCTTCGGGTTTTTAGCTCCTATCATAACTACAATAGGCTCTATCTTTGGGGTTATCCTTCCAATTATAGGCACTTTAGCGGCAGTAATAGGCGGCCCTGCACTTCTAGCGATAGGTGCTTTAGTAGCTGCAGGCATAGCTATTTATAAATATTGGGAGCCTATTAAAGAGCTATTCTCAGAAATTGGTAAAGGCATTAGCTCTGCTTTCAAAGGTTTGCAAAAAGTGCCATACCTCGGCAGACTTTTAGGAGGCGATGGACAGCAAGCAGGTAACGACCAGGGCAACAGGCAATCGGGCATTATTAGATCAATCGGCGCTCCTGCTCGCAAGATAGTTACAACTCCTAAAGACGGTAAACAAAACGTAGTAGTAGACTTTAAAAACATGCCTAAAGGCGTACAGGTAGACCAAAGCGGAAGTAAATCTAAAGGCTTAGAGCTTAACTTAGGCTACCAGGGAGCGGCGGCGATATGAGTGAAGAGTGGAAAAAAAGGCTACTTCCAGCCTCTTTCAGAGGCATACCTTTTCACATAGAAAGCCACGAGCTATCTGGCGGTCGTAAGGTAGTAGGCCACGAGCCAACAGATAGAGACTCTACTTTTTCCGAAGACACTGGAATTAAGCAAAAGGTTTACACGATAGAAGCGCATGTTTTAGGTGATAACTACTTTTTTATCCGCGACGCTTTAATAAAGGCAATGGATAACAGAGATAGAGGCGTGTTAATACACCCATATTTAGGCGCTAAAGACGTAAGGCCGTCTGAATATACGGTTACAGAGTCGATAACAGAAGGGCGCATATGCCGCCTTAACATCAAGTTTATAGACGCTGGCGAGAAGTCTTTTCCTATTGCTGCCATTGATGCAATTACAGACTTGATAACTACCGTAGTCGCAAGCGTGGCTATTGTACAAAACGCCTTTCAGGTAGCTTTTAAAATTGCGTCGCTTCCAGCCTTTGCTATTAGCTCAACTAAGCTAGGCTTTCAAAGCTTTCTAACCGACCTACGTACTGGAATAGATAGCGTTAGAACTAGCCCAGAGCAAAAGGCAGACATACTAAAAAAGATAGACGAGGCAGAAGATAACGTAGACGCTTTGTTAACTAACCCTGCTAGCCTAGCCTCTACAGTAGACTCCATTGTAGGCGACTT